CGTCCGATGTGCTAGGGGTGATCGTCACGCCATGGTTTACCAGCGAATAGACCAACTCACCCGCACCCAATGCCAAGCCTGTCCGTTGTGTGTATGCCTTGGATGACGGTTTGGCGACGAATACGTGATTAACAGGCGCGCCGGGTGTAGGGTTCCATTCCGGGCCAGTGGGCGTGCCGGGCCGACTGATCGTGACAGACACCGCCCCAAGCCCGTCGCCCGCCGCAATGCCCGCTTCGACATAGGCTGCCTGAACGTCTGCCGTGATATCCGCGCCGCTCATCGCGCTGCCGTTTTGCCAAGCGTGGCAAAGTCAAAATAAGGCCCGTCACGATCTGTGACGTAAGGGTCAAACATCGCGGCAATGATTGTGCTGACGGGCGTAGCAGATTCAAAACCGCCCTTACCCCCCGCGACAGGCGTCCATTTAATGTCACCCACGCCAGTCAGTGTTTTCTGTTGGTCGGGGCTAAACGTGGCGGTAAAAAATCCGGGCGTTGCGAGCTCTAGTTTCGCAGCCTCATAGGTCGCCGGATCGACCACTTCCAGCGTAGTCGCGTCAAGCCCCGGCAAGAGGCGGTTGAGATAGTTGTAAGCAATATGGTCTATCGCACGCACGAGCGCTGAGGCGCTTGCGGCATCGTCCACCACAGTGTCCCCTCGCGCGCTCGCGTATGCGATCCAATCTGTGACGGTGGCGGTCATTATTTTGACTTCGGCGCGCCGGGCATTGCACCCTTGGCGGGGTTGGTCACTGCGGTCTTGGCATTACCGACCACGCGGCATTTGTTAATCGCCCATGATGGAATTGCGTTTCCATCAATCTCAACAATGTCGCCAACATTGTGGCCACTTGCGCCAGGCATTGTGATTTCAATTTTCATGTATGTCTCCTGAGATTAAAATGGGCCGGTCGGTTATACCGGCCCATCGTGTTACTATAGTGACGAAACCGCAACGCCACAGTTTTGGTTGGCGTCAAATTTGATTTCCAAGGCGACGGCCGCCATGGTCACAAAGTTGTAGTCGTCCTCAGGATTCGCACGGAATTGCGCCCGTGTGGTCATAGGCATACCGCTCAACACCTGCAAGACGCTCCGATCTTTGACAACCGCAATGACTTCGCCTGGGTTGATGCTGTCCGCGTCGATAACCTCGCGCAAGCCGCCCAATTCCAGCACGCGCTGCGCAATGGTTTTGGGATAACCCGCCGTAAACTCGGTCGATGTGGCATAGAACCAATCGTCAAAGTTCAGGTAGATCGTGGCTGGCGATTTGAAGTTATCATCGTGGAGCAGTTTCAAGGTTGCAGTGATTGTCTCCAACCACTGTGCACCTGTTGCCCCGTTCAGCGCCTGAGATGTGGTCCGGGTGTTGCGGCGCGGGTGAGTGCGCAGCCCGTAAAGCGGATCAGCACCGACAACGATGTCAGTGTCGCCGTTGAGCATCAGGCTCTCGGCTTTTTCCGCAATCTTGCGCATCGAGTTCATCCGGCCCGCAGCGTCAAGCTGAAACCCTTCTGTCGATGCGGCCGCTACCTGACGCCATCCGTAAGAGAACGGGCTGTCGATGATCGGCAGTGGCGTGCCATGGTAGGCAAACACAGGCTGGTCAGTGCGGCCCTTTGAACGGCCATCCAGCGAGACGTTTACCGACCCGCTGTCGGACACAGTTTGGAAGTGGTGGACCAGCTTACCGATTGGCACGGGCATGGATACCGACGACGAAAGGTCATTGAACACACGAAGTGTCGTGCGCTGGACCTCTACGGCCTCACGGTCCCACAAGCCCCAAACATCTTTGGGAAGGGGCAGTGCATTGCCGATAAGCGTTTGACCATGGTTTTCTGCCATGGCAATTTGCGAAGCGTTGAACTGGCGACGATTGGCCAGAACAAAAGCCTGCTGTTCATCTGTAAAACGAAGCATATCAGGTGTCCTCCTTATGCCGCTGGAACGTTGTAGGAATTGGCGATTGTCACATCGGCCAAGGCACCTGCGCTATATGCACCAGGCGTATCACTAAAGAACGCGATGACGATATCGCCTGCGGTTGTTGCAGCAGCCAGCCGACCATCTGCGGCGATCTTGAGCGGCGCATTCAATGCATATGTCGCGGCGGCAAGGCTCGCTTGCACAACCATGCCCGGAACGAGCGCAAGGGCGACGCCCGTGTCTTCGTCTGCGTATGCGTCCGTGACAGTCTGATCCTTGAAGTCCAAAGTGGACAGGATCAACGGCAACTTGCCCAGCGACGTGGTGACCTGGACAAGTTCTGTTGCGGTTTCTTCGACAAACGTGCCGGGCATGTAAGCACCCGCGACGGGCTTGTTGACCGAAATGGGCTGATGCGTGATCGGCCCTCGGAAAATGGTGTTACCGGCCATCTTAGTTCACCGCCTTTTTGTCTGTGCCATCCATGACGGCGTTGAGGTCATAACCTGCGAAGTCGTCGGCAGGACCAGTGCCGCCAAATGCCCCATTAAGGGCAGCAGCCGTTCCTGGCTTGGCGTTGGCCGCCAGCTTACGGGCGGCATTGAGCGTCAATTCCGCAGCCGACTCGGCGTCAAGAATGTTTGCTTTGACGATTTTCGCCACATAACCATCCAACTCGGCCTTGTCTTTTGCCGTCTGGTTGGCCTGCATTTCTGCCAGATTGTCGGTCAGCGGCTTCATTGCGGCTGTGACGGCATTGGCAATTGTTTCGCCGATGCCATTCTGCGATTCCGTGAGGGCATCAACCTTCGCGGAAAGCGCGTCGAACTGAGCTTTATCAGTCATATCTGCTTCTCCTGTGTTTGCAGAGGGTTCCCGCCCGGCGCCGCGAACGGCGTCCAGTATTGCGGACTTAATGCGATCCATTACTGGCACGCGTTCGAGCCTTTCGGCTGCCCAGTCTAGTTCCTGATCGACTTGGTCGAACACGGAATTGATAACATCAATCTGGGACTCTTCGCCCTTGGCGTTGACCATCATACCTACGCCTTGATCAGGTGTGGCTGCGCCATCCTCACCCAGCAGAATCGCGTCGTGATCAAAATCCATGTTACGGGCAGTAAATTCATATGCGTCGTCTGTTGACGCCTCAAGATCGCAAAACAACCCTGTGCTGGTATGAATTGGCGTGCCTTTTTCAATAGCTTCCAAAACCGACCGGCCCCCAACGCTTTCGTTCGCTCGGGCCACATCAATCACTTTATCAAGCAGCACGCGGCCGTTCTCACGTCGCACGTTTTCGTTATGCGCGCCAATCCAGCCGATATTGATGCCCTCGGGATCCGATGCGCTCACAAGCATGCCATTGACTGTCGGATGCCCTAACGGCGCGTAAGTGTTGTTCAGCGACATAAACCCTTTTTCGATTTCCTCAGCGGGGTAGCTGATACCGTTCATCACAATGCCGTCAGGCAGCGTTGCAGACGGCACGACAATTTTGTCACGTCCGTTGCGCCGCTCTTTGCGGATACTGGCCATGTTGGCCATTGTGCGAATGTTGACGCGAACATGCTTGCCCATCAATAGTCTCCCATTTCGTCAATCGGACCATGGCCCGTTGTTTCACGAATTTCATCAATTGTATATACTTCGTCTAGCAACTTCTGGTTAATTGCTGCCATTTTGTCGGCGCGATCTATTTTCAAGCCCACGCTGGCCTCGGTCAGGTCCGACCAATAAAGGTGCCAATCCTGTTCAGGCAAGACACGAGCGGTCTCAAGTTTTTTGACCAACGCCATGATTGTGGGGCGTGCTGTATTGGTCCGCCGTGCCATGTTGGTCCGGGACCACTCATCGGCATCTTCAGTGCTGGCACGCTCGCCCGATTGCGACCCGACCAGAACCTTGAGCGGAATACTGATAGACGCTGCAAAGCCCTGCAACGCCACATTAAAAAATTCTTCAGGTTGCGGCAGGGTAACGCCCAGCGTCTTGGCCTTCATGCCCTGCAACATCAACATTGCGTCAAAGCCATTGTTGAAGTCCTCAACCTGTTCGTTCATTTTGTCGGCCATTTCGTCAACGCCGACGCCCATACCTTTTGCCATGTCTGCGATTGATACATCCGCGTCGGTTTCCATGACTGGCGCACTCTTGGCATTTTTCCAAAAACCCTCACCGCCCGCGCCGCTGATCTTTTCCATGTCGATCAGGTTATTGAATCCTGGTTCAAGTATGGAGCGATTATGGACTGTTCCGTCTTTTGACCAGATCAACACGCGATCAGGATGCACTTCAAAGCTGCGGTTTTTGGCTTGGCGGTCATCGTTGTCACCTACGGCAGATTCGTTAAACCCAAACATCGTTGGCTCGCCGTAGGTCGGTGACCTTTCGTCCGTGTCCCATGATGACACTGTGAGCTGACCGGCCCACGCAGGGATAATATCGACCAGCCCATCAAGCCCGCCGGGCACCGTATCAACCGGCTCAAGAAACCGTTTATCGTCAGCATAGCGCAGGATCAGACCGGAATAACCGCCGACCATCGAGCGGCGGTCTGCCTCGGCCAACTTCTGCCACAGTCGCAAATCGTCAAACTTCTGCCGGATTTCACTCTCGGCGTATGTTTCTTTGGCGTCCTTGTTTTCCCAAAGCTCAGGGTTATCTTGCCACGTCTTGAGTATGGTCTGCTCAATGCCAGCGAACGCTATGCCGTTGCGCAAATATCGCTGGTACGCTGCGTCAAACTCGATATTGTCTGGATAGCCAAAGTCTTTGTTATGATCGTGCTTGGCGTTCTGGAAATAACCCGGAAACATTGCGCTGATGCGACGGGCTGCGTTCAAGATGTTCATCGGTTTTTCTTTCGCAGGAATATACCGGCTGATGCGCGAGGGGCCACGATCATATCAAACGCGCGTGTCGCGGCATCAATTTGGTCTTTGAAATTACCCATCGGGAACGTCGCAGCTTCGTCCAAGAATTCACCATTCCAATCGCCTGCCACAATGTCCACGTTACCGGCCTCAACCTGTGCCGCCAGGGGCATTGCGCGCGTTTCCTTGTCGCCCGTCTCAGGGCTTGCTGTGTAACTGTAACCCATTAACGCATGTTTTAGCAAATGTAAAGCCCATGATTTACCAGCAGAGCCGGGGTCTTGCGGAATTGACCCGCGCACGTCTTGCCCATCGGCCGCCACGGTGCTGCCCAGCAGCCGTTCAACACCAGCCGCGTTTACCTGATCTTTGACGACGTGGGCGATGCACAATCGGTTGTCTGGGCCGATGCCCATCTTGACGCCAGCAGTCCGGGCCGCCGACGGATCGTCAGTTGCGGCCAAGTCCCAGCCGCGCACCCACCGATAGCCTGCAGGCTCAGCTTGGATGACGCGAAAGTCTGACCGCTTGAACATGCCGCCGCCGCGCGGTGCAGGTCGCTGTTGAAGCTGCCCGGCGGCAGCATAGATGCCCATGGTCTTTTCAAGATCGACCACTTGGTCCTCTGGGAACCGATCAGGAA